TGGATTCTAGAGAGATGGAAGTACGCCTCTGGTCTTCCAGGAAGCAAAGAGACTGCTTGTAGAAGAGTTTGATAAACAGTGGAGCTTCTACTTCCTTGCTTAGAAAAACATAGGGCCATCTTTATCAAAGAGGTATATGCAAGCAAAACGTGAGTCTGATACCCACGGTCAGCAGCTCGTAGATAGAAGCCAGCTGCTGATGAGTAATGACCTTGGTCATAGTATGCATTAGCAAGGGCAAAGTTCTTCTCAGGGTTATAAGAATCAAAGGCAACATCTACCGCTAGTTCTTTAATTGCCATAGGTCTTAGCCTCCTCAATAAGCTCATCAACAACGTTCTTTGGCACCTCAAGGACAAAGGCCGAATTATCTTGAACACCAAAGCTTAAAAGCAGGCTATCGTTAATAGGTGTTGCTCCTACGCAGAACTCAATCGGGGTATCCATAAAGGCAAACTCTTTACTGAGCCCAACAAAGTTAAACTCTTTATCCCAGACAATCAAACGGTGTCTATAGGTAGAGTCTTTTTGGTTTAGATAGTTTCTCCAGAGCTTTACCTCATGGGTAACGCACATGTAATAATCGCCCCAAGAAACTACGTGGGAACCTCCACGCTGGTCAATAGGCGGAGTAGGAACATTGTCATTAACCTTAGTCTGCTTACACTCAGGCTCATTAGGGTTAGCCCACACCACCTCAGTAGGCATAGCCCACTTGACGAAGTGGTAAGGGTCGTCAATAACTGGCATCCAGTTCTTCTCACAGTACGAAGTATCCTCATGTAGTGGGGCTGGAACTCGTACTCGTTGGACCTCTTTGACAGTCCACTTGTCCTTATCAATCTCAATCTTGGAGTACTCCATACGGCCTTGGCCGTTAGTGGTGGTATCTCTGCGGACACCAATCATGTAGTAGTCGCCATCCCACTGGACAACGCGGGCATCCTCTAGACCAACGAACTCCCAGATAGGGGTGTGAAGCTCCAGCATCTCTACCTTTGTGTAGTCAACTACATTGTAATCTTTATCTAAACGGCAGAGGAAGTTATTGGTAACAAGGCGCTGGTCATTCTCTGGGTGAAGGTAGGTAAGCGGTCCCCAAGGACTGAAGAAGCGCTTCTCATTCTCAGAGATGTAGAGGGTGTAGTTAACTTGGCGCAAATTAACCAAGATATCCCCATCATTGTCTACATAGACCGAAGGGTTCATCAGGCCTAAACCATTGGTCAGATTGCTAGGAATAATAATTGGCGCCAGTTTTCCACCTTGAGAAACCGCCCTTTGTACCAGATTCATGGGTATACTTTACCATGTAGCTAAAAATATACGGGGCGGTTTTAACCCTACAGACGTGTCTTAATAGGCCATAATTTAGTCAACACCCTTAAGGAGTCCCATGGCAACGAAAGCTTGTACAGTTTCTGGTTGCGAAAATAAGTACCGCTCCATAGGGCTATGCAACTCTCACTGGAAAATAAATAAAAAATACGGAACCCCAACTCCTCTATGCCATTGTGGTGAACCTGCTCAAACATTTTCTGGAAATCGTGGCGCCTCTTTGCTATGTGAAACCCATACCCTTACAGCTCGTTTTTGGGACTACGTAGATGTTAAATCTGATGAAGAGTGTTGGGAATGGACGGGCAGCAAGACGGCTGCAAATTATGGGCTTATGTACTGGAATGGCAAGCTTGAATACGCTCACAGGCTATCCCTTGAGATGGATGGGCGCCCAGTTCCAGATAGATGGCATGCCTGCCATACTTGCGACAACCCACCTTGCGTAAACCCCAAGCATCTTTTTCCTGGAACCCCTAGGGATAACGTTAAAGATATGGTCTCTAAAAGCAGGCACTATCACGGAGACACCCACCATGCAGCAAAAATTACAGACAATCAAGTACTTATCATAAGACAGCTGGCAGAAGAAGGCGTATTCTTGTCAGAGATTGCCGAACAGTTTGGCATTACCCCTGGGTATGTCTCCGAACTTGTTTCAAACCGCAAACGTCGTGAAGTTTAAGGAGCCCCAAAATAGCCACAGCATATAAAGTCTTGAATCAAGCTAACCCAGCAGCTACAACAGAGACTCAGCTTTATGTAGTCCCATCTGCGACTTCGGCTGTGGTTTCTTCTCTTGTTATCTGTAACCAAACAGCATCTGCTGCTACCTACCGTATTGCGGTAGTTACCTCTGGCGGTTCAGTCAGCCCAGCAGCGGCTAAGTCATGGATTGTATACGGCGCAACAGTTGCCGCATCTGACTCCTCTATTCTTACTGTCGGTTTAACACTAGCAACTGGTGACCAAATCCGCGTTTATGCTTCTACAGCAAACCTATCATTCAGCGCATTTGGTTCTGAAATAACCGCTTAAGGAGTAACCCTTAATGACAATCCTGAATAAGGTGTCAAATAAGAGTTTGATGACGGGAGTTACTCCCATCGCAGACGTCCCTGACGCGCCAACAATCGGCACCGCTACAGATGTGGGCACTTCACGTGCATATAACAATGGCGCGGCTACAGTCACCTATACGGCTGCAGCAACAGGCGGAACAGCAACAACATTTACAACAACCTCAACACCAGGCTCATTTACAGCTACTGGCGCATCTCCTATTACAGTCACTGGTCTTCAATCTGCCACTTCGTACACTTTTGCAGTATCTGCTGCTAATGCAAATGGTACAAAAACTTCTGGTTCTACATCTGCTATTACTGCAACAACAGTACCACAGGCGCCAACTATTGGTACGGCATCTGTTACAAACTCTACTACTGTTTCTTTGGCGTTTACCCCAGGTGCAACTGGCGGAAAATCTATTACCTCTTACACTGTAACAAGCAGCCCATCAATCTCTCTTTCAACATCAGGCACGTCAAGCCCTTTGACTGTTACAGGCTCTTTTGCTGGAAACACTGCTTACACATTTACTATTGCTGCAGTTAACGCCAATGGAACTTCTACAGCCTCTAGTGCATCCAACTCTGTAACTCCTGCTCCACTTCCTTCAATTAGTGGTGGAACTTTAACCTCAGATGCTACTTATTACTACAACACATTTACTGGAAATGGGACACTCACCGTATCTAATGCGTCTTTAACTGTTGACGTTCTTACGATTGCAGGCGGTGCGGGAACTGCTGGTTCTTATGGAGGTGGCGGGGGTGCTGGCGGAGTATCTCTTGCTTCATCACAGGCTTTAACTCCTGCAGGATATACCGTAACTATTGGTGGCGGTGGAACAAGTGCTAACGGTTCAAACTCACAATTTGGAGCGCTTACCGCAGCAGTTGGTGGCGGACACGGTGGAGCAGACAACACTGCTGGAACCGCTGGTGGTTCTGGCGGTGGCGGAGGTAGGTCGGGAAACCAAGGTTCTTCATACACATTTGGAGCAGGAACGTCTGGTCAAGGAAATAACGGTGGCGCTGGTGGTGCTGCAAACGCTTCAGGTGCAGGTGGTGCTGGCGGTGGCGGCGGTGCTGGTGGTGCTGGCGGAGCTGGTGGTGCTGGCGGAAGCCAGGGAGGTAGCGATGCAAATGGAGGAGTTGGTGGCGCTGGAACTAATGCGTACTCTTCTTGGGCAACAGCAACCTCAACTGGTGTAGGTGGGTACTACGCTGGCGGCGGTGGCGGTGGTATCGGTGGAAATTACGCAACAGGAGCTAATGGCGGTTCTGGCGGCGGAGGTAAGGGATGGTCTCAAGGAAACGCTGCTGTAAATGGAACTGCTAACACGGGCTCTGGTGGAGGTGGAAGCGTTGCCGCTTCTGCTAATGGTGGTTCAGGAGTTATAATTGTTCGGTATACACGCTCACAAGTAGGTGGATGATGGCTCATTGGGCAGAAATTGATAAAGATAACCTAGTTATTCGTGTAACTGTTGGTTCTAACGAAGACCACGATGAAGGCTACCAATGGCTAATTGATAATCTTGGTGGTACTTGGGTTAAAACAAGCTACAACACTCATGGTGGAATTCACGCATTAGGTGGAACACCATTGCGTAAAAATTATGCTGGAATTGGCATGACTTATGATGAAAGCCGTGATGCGTTTATCCCACCAAAACCAGAAGGTGACTATATCCTCAACGAGGAAACCTGCCTATGGGAGGAAGTTAAGTGAGTATTCGTAGAGCACAAGATGAGCGCATTGAGGGTACACCCGATGGGCTATCTGGCATTGTTGAAATCATGGATACCCCAGATGCCCCATCAGTCAGTGCTGTAGATGTAGGAACAAGCCGCGCATATAATAATGGCGCCGCTACTGTTACGATGACTGCTGCCGTAACTGGTGGTACTCCAGCTACCTACAATGTGATTTCTACCCCTGGTTCTTTCACAGCTTCTGGTGCTTCTCCAGTAACAGTCACTGGCTTGCAATCTGGTACTGCCTATACCTTCCAAGCTACTGGTGTTACATCAGGAGCAATAACAGGAATACAATCGGGCGCATCTTCTTCTATTACAGCTACTACTGTTCCACAGGCGCCTACTATTGGTACAGCCTCTGTAGCATCTGGACAGGCGTATAGCGGAAGCGCTAATACTTCTGTTACCTTTACTCCTGGAGCAACAGGCGGAAAATCTGTCTCTACATACACTGTTACATCTTCTTCAGGTGCAACTGGTACAGGTTCATCATCTCCTATTACTGTTACTGAATCCACATTAGGAACTGCTCGTACATATACCGTAACTGCTACTAATGCTAACGGAACCTCTAGCGCATCTTCATCTTCTAACTCAGTAACCCCAGCATCTGTTCCTCAAGCACCTACTATAGGTACAGTAACTGCAACTGCTGGCGCTGTATCTGTACCGTTTACTGCAGGCGCGACTGGTGGTTCTGCGATTACTGGATACACAGTTACTTCAACATCAGGCGTAACTGCAACAGGAACAGTCTCTCCTATTTCACTCACCGAAACAGTGGTTGGTACATATACTTACACAATTACTGCGACTAACGCAAATGGTACGTCTACAGCTTCTTCTGCTTCTAACTCAGTAACAATTGCGTTTAACTACGCACTAGCGCAAACCTACAATTCGTCAACTACATATACCGTTCCTTCAGGTAAATCTAAGATTGCCGTATTTGTAGTTGGTGCTGGCGGCGGCGGAGCTGGCGGAGCAGGTTCAGGCTCAAATGCTATCAATACACTTTATTCAGGTGGTTCTGGAGGAGGTGCTGGTGGGACAGTTGCTTCTATTAAAGACTATGCCGTAACTCCTGGCCAAACATACTCAGTAGTTGTTGGTTTAGCGGGTAACGCAGGAAACGCAGGTTCTCTAAACACCTCTGGTGGAGCTGGTGGTACTGGCGGAGCAAGTAGCTTTGGCACAATTATTACAGCAAACGGTGGTGGTGGCGGTAATGCAGGGGCTGTAAGCATAACTCCTTCGGGCGGTAACGCTGGTAATGGGGGCTCTACTTCTTCACCAACTTCTAATTACAATACCAATTTAGTTACTGGTACTGGAGGTACTGGCGGTACTGGCGGTCACAGCGCTAACGGCGGTAACGGAAATGGGTGTTCGGGAACTGTTGGAACATCTGTCTCTGGTGTTTCACAGAATTTAACAGGACTTGGTACAGTCACCGTTAACTACGGTGGTGGTGGCGGTGGCGGTGGTGGCGGCGCCTACGGAAATGGTGGAGCAGCGGGTAACAACGGCGGCTCTGGTGCTGGCGGAGGCTCTTCCTTTGGTGGTTCAGGTGGTTCTGGCGGGGGAATGATTCAATGTTCTTGTTCTGGTCGCTTTGGATGGTATACAGGCGCACAGGGGTCTGCGGGAACACTTCCTGGAGGTGGCGGCGGAGGTTCTGGAGGACACGGTTCTGGTTCATCTGCAGGCCCTAATAACAGCGTAGGAGCTCCAGCATCTGGAGGACCAGCAGGCTCTTTGGGTGGCGCAGGGCGAGTAATTATTTATGAGCAGTAAGGAGATATAAAAATGGCTGAATCAGGTTACGCATTTATTAAGGCAGGCAATGT